GAATTAGTATTAGCGAGGGCAGAGTTAAATGTAGTAGTATTTACTTTAGTAGCAATATATGCGTTAGTATTTGCTAATGCAGACTGAAACGTACTATTTGATACAGCACTACCTATAGACTGAAACTGTATCCAACCACTTACAGTATAACCCTCAAACGTAGAAGTAGATGTATTATATCTAAAATGTCCTACACTATTATGAGCGCCTCTCTGTGCGGTCGTTCCAGATGGTACTTTAACTGCACCAGTAGATGTCATCGTCAGATTACCACTAATTTTCACATTTGACGATAGTATATTTGTATTTACTACACTAGCCGCAAACGTAACAACATTTCCAGAAAATGTACTATTTCCACTTAAAGTAATAATGTTTGTGAAAGTAGCATTAGCGGATGTTACTTGCGCTACTCCAGTAGTATTCGCGAGCTGATTGATAAAATCAACTGTATCGTTTGTACGGACTCTCCAAGCATTAAATGATTGTGTAAGTTCTACGTTTGCAAGTCTTTGTGGCATTAATTCAACTTCTCTGCTAAAGATGCTAATAAGTTTTCAATATTTATTAGTCGTTCATCAAGGTGTTTAATCTTATCTTCCATATTATCTACTTTCTGAAACTGCTTCTTTCTCGCTTTATAAGCTGCTAATCCAGCGTCATCTATACTAAGAATAGCATTGCTTCTTGTATCTCTTACAATACCTTCATGTTCTTTTACTTTCACATAAGTCATCTTACACCTGTAAGGCTATAGCTCTTAAATCTCTCACTCTTGGTACAACATGAGAACCTACTGAAGATCTTAGAACAATCTTAATGGAAAAATGTTTGAAAGTATCAAATGCAGCGCCATCACCATTATGATATCTAACAACATCATTATTACCACTATTTTTAAACGCACCCAAATTACTCGCATTAGCACTTGGGAATCCATATTCAAATTCTCTATAATCAAAAGTATTCACTCTACTAGAGATTGTATTTGCAGAAGTAATCTGAGTTAGTTTAGTATAATGTTTATCAGAGAAATCATCAGGATCTTCTGCATTTTGAATACGACAATATACATCAACTTCTGTACCAGAAGGTTTGTAAGCGGTCAAGATTACTTTAACATCTTCAGCTTCTTGACCATCCGCAAGAACAATCTTCTTAGAAATATATCTTGAATTAGCTAGTCCTTGATTTATAATTTCTTTTGTATTGACATTATTAATAATATTATGAGTAACAATCGCTGATCTAGAACGACCAATATCAACTACTGGTGACAATCTACTTGTTGAAGATGTTAAGGAACCAGTAATTCGTAAAGTCTTCTTAGAAGAAGTATTATTTACTTCGTTTGTTCTACTAGCAATAATCTTTTCACCCGTAATGAATTCATTGTCTATGAAAGCTTCTACACTATTTTGCGCTTGACTAATAATATATGTATTAGAAGTAACATTAGCTGTCCATACTATATCATTCTGATTGTATGTGATGTGAGATATGATGGGTTTTAATGTATCATACTTATAGTCTTTTAAACCATATACTTGTGCTGAGGCGTTTGTTACTTGACCACGATAGAAACCATCATCAGCGGTTGTATTTGAACTAAATGTACCACTTGAACCATTAGCAACGATTGAATTTCTACCCGCTGAATAATATTGTACGAAACCAGTAGCAGTATTCACTACCGAGGTATTTAATACACCAGTAAAAGATCCACTACCATTAGCAAAGGTTATTGTAGAACCATCAGCAATAGTACCTTTCATATCAACTTTAATCCATGGAGTATTATTGGCTGAAACAATCTTACGAACTTTACCAGTGTTTGCACCAAGAGTTACTGTATCATTAACACCAATTGGAGCAGTGTTCGAAGTCATTTTTAGAATACTTTCACCACGAATTTTTTCACCAATTTGGAATCTAGTTGAAGAGAATTGTGTAGCATTCATGTATTCATCGTCTTCGTTTGTATATACGACGCTACCAGTTACGGTAGTATCAAAGTTTGCTCTCCAGATAGTGAAACAAATATCTTGATTTTGTCTTGGTGTGTATGTTCTATCGTTAGCAGAAGTAAACATAACACCAACAGCGGGTTGTTGATCAATTAACGCACCCGTTACAGTATCAATACCACCCAGTTCTGCGATCCAAAGACGATAACTAGGATCTGAACCTTCTGGTTTGACAACAAAACAATACTCTTTATCACCGCGTAAATATACCGGTTCATCAAAATAGAATGGAGTTACAAGAGAACCATCATTTGAAACGTTTACATCTTCTGGATTAATTCTCTTGAAACCAAATGGTACACGAATACCAGTAGGTGATCCATTTACAACTTCTCTAATTTCTACAGCAATGCCAGCCGTAGTACTTTTTTCAGCGAAATACAAATCTATACAAGAGACAAAGATACCATCTGCGCCATTACCGAACTTATTGTCTGTGAAGTTTAGATTTTGGAATTCAAAATCTCCTATAGAAAACGATTGTGCTACAGGATCTCTATGTAGTTGTACGCCTTCAAATTCACTAATTGTTACTGTATTTGTTTCGCTAGTTGTATCTGTAGTAATTCTTGCTTCTCTAGTAGTAAGTTCAATACCTCTTTCACTACTAGCAAGACCAGAAGAAATAAAGTTTTTAGTAGCACTAGTTGTTTGAGTTCCGTCTTGTGTGGTTGTATTAGCGATATCTTGTAGTTTGAATGGACGCTCACCGACTCGGAACTTTAATGTATCGTTGTTTGGAATAATAAAGACACCATATACAGCACCATTAGCGTTTGTATTCAGAGCCGCTTTAAAGGCACCAGTATTTGCATACTCTTTTGTAGTTGGTTTAACGTAATCATTCACGAGAATATTATCAAAATAAGGATATACGCGAGTATTTGGTCTTAAACCAGTTGCTGTAAATTGTACTTCACGAGATCTCATGAATGGAACAATATCTGTTCTTGTGATAAAAGCACCAGTTCTTTGTGTTCTAGTAAATGGTTCTACGTTAATTCTAGTTTTAGTTATTGTTTCTGTTTGTGTAGATGTAACCTTAACATCATCGAGTGCATTATGGGAGTCGGCGAAAGTACCAAAGCCTAACACATTAGATGGTGTAAAGTCTACATGAGCAACACCACGCACTTCTCTAGTTGTATTTACTGGACCTCTAGCAATATCGCTAACTTGAGTAAATCCATCTAGTCCTTGAAGACTACTTGCGATATCTACTTCCAACTGAACATCAGGTTCTGTAGTTGTATCAACGAAATGATCTGCTTCAGGAATAAGATTTAGATTACCAACCCAGTTAAATGTTAGTTCTCCGACTGGATTGATAAGTTTAGATGCATATGGTTGATCAATATAGATATCATTGGTATAAGGTAGGGTTAACAAAGCTCCTGGTTGTGAAGTTTGAACAGCAGAAATAACACCAGTGTCAGCATCACCATTTCTTTTTAATGTAGAAGATACTGTAAATGTACCTGTTGTATTATGCAAGTACAATCTTACATTACTAGTATTGGAAACTACTGATCTTACAGTACCAGTAGCAGTGGCTGAACCAAAACTACTACCTAAGTATACAACATCATCATTTTGATAAGAGTTAGTATTAGAGGAAAGATCTAATCTAATCGCTTTATTTTTATTTGTAACATTCGTTGATAGTGTTGTATTATAAGCAATATCAATATTTTGTAAATCATACTTAGGTATAAGTTCACCTAGTTTAGTATTCATAGAGATAGAATAAGCGGGATCAGTAATATTAGAATTGTCTGTTCCAAAGAAGGAATCCACAAATATACCGTTCTTAAATCTATCTAGACCATTACCATCAGGAACATTTAAATCTCTTGCAGATTTTTCTAGAATATTAAGAGCAGTATAATATTCTAGTCTATCTATACGACTTTCAATCCCAGAGATATCTTGCATAGTATATCTTCTCTGGAAGAATGGTTTTACTCTTACAGCAAGATCTACTCTTGGTGAATCAGTTTGAGGATCTTTATATGTTAATGCGTTTTCATAAGATAAGGAAGGATATGCAGGAATGTTTAGTAAGGCGATAGTCATAACCTCTGCTGGTTCTGCTGGAGGATATGCTTTTACTGCTGGAATACCTTTGACAACCTTTTTTGTACCATTTTTACCAATAACGACTCTATCAACTCTTGGAAGATAGTAAACAACATCAGATGTGAAGTTTTTATCTGGAACAGGCACATATGAACCATTTGTACCATCAATATCAAGAGTTGTTGATTCTGCTGGATTAACAGCCGAGTTTACTAATGTAGTTAAGTTAGTATTAGAAGCACTCGTTACGCGAGGACGGAAGTCTAAACTATCTCTCAAATCATAAACTTGATTTGTTGTAGTTGAAGAAAATCTTGGAATTTGAGGAGTAGTAATAGCAGTAGTATTAGCCGTAGATTCATTGGGATCTATTGAATAAGAGTCTACACTAGAAAATCCAATACCACCTGATCTGTTGTGTTCGAAATAATCAAATTCTACTACAATTCTATCAGTCGTTTTTAGTACAACATCACTTGTTGGTTTTATCTGAAGTCTTGAAGTACCATAAATGTTGTCATTAGTGTTTCTCCAAATACGAAATTCTTTTACTAGATTTCTATTTTGAGTGTTATAGGTTGGACCTACATATACCGCACGTAGATTAAAAGCGTCTGCAACACCTAATGACCATGGACCAGCAATTCCTGCACTATGTGTAGATAAATCAAGTCTGATAAATCTGTTTTTTCTAACAGTTTTAGTTATACCAACAGCAGTTTCTCTCTTATTATTAAAGAAAAGAGTCATGGTTGGGTTTGTAGTAAATACTTCTTTTAAATCAAAGGTTGCTTCAGTCGTAGAAGTAACAGTTACAGTTCTTTCAGTGGGGCTACCATTATTAGTACCATTCTCTGTTAGATCAAATATATGTCCCTGTGGATAAATTCTGTATATATTCTGTGGTGTGTCGTCGTTTGTAATACCATCAATAGTAGGATTAGTTGTAAGAGTATTAGCACTATCGATACTTACAATTCTACCATAATTATTTGCATTACCAATAGTAACAAAATCACCTACTGTAAATAATGTATTAAAGTTTGTGCCAATACCATTTAATGTATTCGCGCCATGTTGAATACTACCAGTAAATCCAGCAGTAGCATTAATAGTCGATTGAGTCATAAGAGTGAAAGTTCTCTTATTTGAATCGTTTAATGCGCCGACACCAAAAGGTAATTCTTCTGTACCGCCAGGATGCACACCACTTAATGTTAGACTAGCAATACCTGATGCACCTGTGAAAGATAGACTTGCTTTATCTTTGAATTCATAACTAGCATTTACAGTACCTGAAGTGGTGCTCAACTGTTTTGTGGCTGTAGTGCCTAGTTTCCAAATCCCCTTATTAAAATCAGCGTCTTTTAATACAGCAATTGTTACCGTCGCGGCGCTGCTACCACCACCTGTTGTACCAATTGAAACAGTTTCTAATACAGTATCTGCTGAACTATCAGGACCACTAGGATTATTAATATAAAGAGATCTAACATCACCAAAAGATTTGTTAGATGCAGTCATCTTTATATCAAATAGATATAATCTATATCTTGCTGTATAATTTCCTTGAGAACCAGATTCCCATTCAATACCGCGTACTTTTGCTGTACCAATCTCTGAACCAGCAGCTGCGGCCGCGCCAAGTGTGCCAGAAGATACTGCCGTTCCAGCAGTATCTCTAAGACTTACACTAGAATATTGTGTCATATCCCAAGGGCCACACAATTCATTTACAATAACATAGTTACCAAAATTAGTAGTTACGGTAAGTGATGTTTCTGTGTTTGTGGTAATAGCTTTGGTTGTTTCAATGTACTCAGTAGTTAGTGTTTCATTACGATAACCTTGAATATATGCAATACCCGGTTCGATACCAATGGCAAGTTTATTCTTATCTCCGCCTTCACCAGAGGAAAATCTACCAAAGTTTGAACCAGTATTTAAATGCTCTTTTACTTGAGCATTAATTTGTCTTAACTGATAGTTACCAGATTCTTCGTAAGTTCTTTTTGCTAGTTCACGAGCAATACTATTAAATTCAGTATCTTTCTTAATAATCTGGACGTTACCATTTTCCACTTTAAATAATGGTAATAGACTTTCTGTGTTAGCAGTATCAGTAAGTCTTCTTTTTACTAGATTAGGTGTTAGCTTTAAACGGTCTGCGCCTGGAGCCGTATAGTTATAAGAACCAGTGGCATTATCAAGTAATGTTGTATCTGTTACTGATGTTACGATACTTTCGACAGTCTTAAATCCAACTTTATAAGAAGGTGTGGTAGAATATTTTTCTAAAATAATTACTTGTGAGTCTACATTAATAAAATGACCTTTTTGGAATATGATACCGCCACCTGTATGAAAAATACTACCAAAACCAAAAGCGCCAGAAGAGATAGTATTTGCTCTTTGTCCAGAACCACCATCAGCAGGTAGATATACTAATTCTTCATTTAAATCAAAAGTTTTATGTACTTTATCAGTACCACCGTCGAGATATTTAACTATAAATGTATTGTAGTCTGGTGCATCGACTTCTGCGCCAGAAGCAGTAGCAATAACTTTAGCGCGAACTCCAGAAGTTACACCTTGTATTGTAACATTAGCAAAAGTAGAAACGGTTACTGTGTTACCACCTGAATCGTTATCTCTTAACTTTACAAAAGCGACGTTAGCATCATATTGAAAATCACAACCATCGATAACTGTTCCTTCTTTGTAAATATTATCGCCAAATCTAGCTACTTGTTCTTGTAGAATAGTTTGAAGCTGTGTAAGTTCACGAGTTTGGACAGCAAGACCAGGCTTAAATAAAATTCTATGATAGTCTTTTAATTTAGCACTAGTTTCGTAGTCATCAAAATAAGGTGAAACATTAAAGTTTGTTTCTAATTTAGCCATTTTTTACACAACCTTAAAATCTTACGGTAAGTTTAATATCTTCTGATTGATCGGAAGCTCTAGAGATTGGTAGTCGATTTTCTACATATAGAATATCACCATCGAAGTCTTTTAAATCTCTTTTATTTATAGAAGATAGAGTAGCTGTTACAGAAGAAGTATTTCCTGTTAATGTTTCACTAGTACTAAATGCACCATCTAGACCAGTAACGCTTACGACACCAGCAGTTCCGGTTGCATTAGTATTCGAGAAAGTTACAAATCTTGCTTTAGCACCACTTGTTCCACCACTAATAATTTCATCAGCGCTAAAAGATCCTGATTTACTTGTAACAGTAAGTCTTGTTGTCATATCGTATACTGTACTATTTGCCTGATTTCCGTTTGCTAGATTAGGATTTGACATCAATCCAATAATACGGAAGTCGTTGTTTGTGAAAAGTGTATTAGATTCAGAACCATCAAACTTAACAGACAACATAACATTATAAGCGCCTAATTCTTTAACAGGATCAGATCCATGTCCGCCATATGGAGCAATATTACCATTTGCAGTAGCACTACTACCATGAGAAGTGTTAGCATCAATCACTATTTCATATTTGGAATAATTAGATCCCTTATTGATAATAATAATACCATTGATGGAGTTTCCTGTTGTAGAAGAAGCTAATGCAGGTAGAGTTACATTAGCATAAGCTAAAGCCCCGGTCCCATCACCTACCACACTAACACGTGGACCAATATAGTATTGTGACTCTGTATTTGGTGTTGTGGTAAAAGCGCCATTTACAGTTATTGTTTTAGTAGCGCCAACATAATTTACAATTCTTCTTAATTGACCTGAACCCAGACCGCTCTTAATGTATAATGAAGAATAATTATATACGTCATCTGTACCACTAGAATGTGATGCTAGTTGAACTACTGTTGAATTAGTAACTGCTGCAAAAGTACCATTCGTTGATAGATATCCACTACCATTGGCAGTAAGTTTAACAAACTCTACAGCACCATTAACTGCGGCTTGTTGAACATCCCACTGAATAGAAGAATCGTCAGATGTAAGAGTTTTTACAGGAATATAAGAAGATGTGACAAACTTCAACACATCGGATGCAGTAATATTATACATAAACTTCCAACTATAACCATCAGAAGTTTTAAAAGTTGATGTGCCAGTAGCGGTTGGTTCAACTGTAGAAGTTGCTCCATTATTATTATCAATGCATTTGTAAACATTATAAGATGAAGTTACAACATAGAAATTACTAGAGTATAAAGAAGTATTTCTATGAGAATATGGAGTATATACTGTACCTGTAGTCCAGGTATATCTTGTAGTAACAAATCTTACATCTGTTGCTGTACATCTTTTTACAGCAAGCATATTTCGCCAGACATTAAAATCTGTGTTTTGGATAGTATCAGTAGGTGTAGGCGCAACAGTATCACTTGTTCCCCAAGGCTGCGCTCTACCCAAAAACATATAATATCTTGTGTTAATATTTGCTGCCTCAGTAAAAGACTCATATAATTGAGTCGCATTATTGAGTCTAAATTTATAAGTTACGATTCCTGGCATGTCTCATATTCTCTATTAAGTTTGTTTTATTTATTTATATTATAATTGACGACCTGATCGCGCGCCACTACTAATCCAAGAAAATACTCCTTGAGAAAGATTTGCACCTTCATAAGGCGAACTTAAAGCCATCACCACGTTTCCTGAACTAGTAGATGAAACCACGTTTATAGCATACTGTCCATCTGTATTAGCACCGGTAGAATTAAATATAATCATATCCATTTGTGAAGTAATTTGACGTGGATAATGTAGTCTTGAACCAGAAGAACTTGTAGCGGTTTGGGCAAATAATGTATTAGGATAATATGTGGTACCTATATGTATCAATGATCCATTAGTTACCATGTGTGTATCGTTAGCAATAGATACGACCGTCACAAATACTGATTCGTCGTTAGCCTCGTTTCTAGCATATATAGCATCTCCAACATTAAACGAAGTAGTAAAGGTTGTTCCATTACCAATAATCGTATTTGGGGAAGCTGTTAATTGTCTTATATATCCTGGTGTTGCGTCGTTATTATTATCACTATTAGAACTAAAATGTGTAGTGTTACCAAAAACAAGTTTCTTACTATTTAAATCCGTAATTGAAATATTAGCAAAAGCATCTATAGTTGTAGGCACTCCTGTACCTACAGTTGGTTGATCTACAAATGGAGACAAAGTAGTATAGTTATATATGAAAAGTCTACCACTATGTCTATTGAAAGGAGGTTCAACTAGAGATGCGATTGAAGCTGAATTTGGTGTGCCTACATCATGATTGATGAATATTGTTGAATCAAAGACAATACTAGAATCTACATTTAAAACGTTTGAAATTAAAACTGTACCAAATAATTTTGTTCCTGAAGGATGTAAAAGAGTATTTACAACCTGTCTGTATGTATCAACAAATTTTTGGGATCTTAATACATAACTGAATTCTTGATAGTAATCATTTTGTAAAAATTGATCCCAACTAATAAATCCTTTTGTTGATAGATATTTACCTTCTCTTACTTCTACACCACTAACAACTGGAGAAGCAAGAGCGTTTACAGTGCCTGCTCTAGTTTGGTTTACAATACCAATATTTTCAAACTTAGAATAAGAACTACCTTTATTTGTAATTCCTACGGCGGTTATTGATCCTGGTAGATATACAGCCGATAGTTCGGCGTTATCACCATATATTCCACCATCATGAGGATCTTTTAGACCTTCATTAGCTACATTTGCTAATCTAACAGAAGGTCTTGGTAAAACACTATAACCGGTTCCATAGTTAATCATAGATATAGTTTGAATTGTACCAGACTCTGTATTCTGAAATAACAAACCATTAATTATAGAACTAGAAACATTAGCAGCGGCTAGATTAGCAGATACAGCGGCGGTATTAGTACCTAAACTTACAAAGGTTGGTCCGGTGTTTAAAATAACATTACTCATAGGTGATATAACGTCTTGACAAATACTTAAAATAGAAGTATTTCCAATAGAAGTAATTTTTGCTTCTGCACCACTGCCACTACCACCGGTAAATACAATTGGCAGATTATTAATATAACCAGAACCACCTGAAATAATAGAAACATTAATAGCAGATTTATCATTAGTAGATATTACATAACCATTTGCACCACTACCAGTATCAGACGTAAATGTAACTACATCACTAGAACGATGAAAAACACCACCTCCAAAACCTCTAGGTCTTAAAATGGTTTTTTCTTGTATTGTAACGCCTTGTAAACTACCAGAGGTAGCATAGATAAAACCTCTTGTATTAGTAACATCTGATACTACTTCTTCACCATCCGAAAAATCTATATTGTTCCAATTAGAAACTACAAGTTCAGTAATAGTAGAACCGAGTTCAATGGTTTGTATTTGTTCTTCTACTCTACCAGTAGCGCCAGTGCTTTGTCCTGTAATTAATTGGCCCAAAAAACTATCAAGATCGCTAGAAGATACATTAGTTAATCTGATAATAGAAGGTTGATTCCATCTACCATCAGATGTTCTCAAGATATTATCTGATGGAAAATATACTTCTAAATCTTCGTTATATAAAGCTCTGAAAAGAAACTTAAAAGATTTCTCATTACCTTTTTGATAATACATCTCGCGAATATGTTTCGCAAGAAGAGCCTTATCTACTACGGCGTCGTCTGGAATATTTTTATATATTTCTTCGCGAAAGTATTGAAAATAATCTGTTACGGTAGTATCAACATCTGCTCGTGAAAGAAGACTTTTACTGACTTCAATGTAGTTATTGCTTTGTTCTAAGAATTCATAATAAGCCTTAATAAAGGCTTCCAGTTTGGGACCTTCATCCCGAACAAAATCCGGTAACTGTTGACTTATAAGAGCGGATGTTTTTTTAGTAATAGCCATTTTTATATCGCAAAAGTAAATCCAGAAGAGGTAGTTGCAATAGCATTTTCTGTGTTAATAGTAGTGCTAACACCAGCCGTTGCTACTGTACCTACTGTTGATGTAATATTATTTGTATTGTCATCAACTGTACTAATAGTTGCTCCAGATATTAATAGTATCTGATTACGCGAAGCAAATATGTTTTTGTTTCTTGGTTTAACTTTCACAGAAAGATATTCGCCATCATACGCTGAAATTAAAGTGTTATTAATTGTAACTAGACCAGTGTCATAGTCTATAATACCAAAATTTCTATTTCTATATACTTTACCTGTAGGAGTCTGAGTAAAGGATCTTAAAATTCCATACCCGTTGTCATCAATTTTTTGACCGCTAATACCATCTATAGTAAACGAAGAAGTAGATACTAGACCATTGAGATGTCCTTCATGTGGATGATATACGGCTTGATTAAATACTAATTGATATGTATTTGTTGTAGTTAAAGGAATAAATCTTTTCTCAATTGTAATATCAGCATCTACAGACACAAAACTGGAATTAACATCTTTGATTGTTTCTATCATTTTGTATAGATAGAATTTTTGATCAAAAGTTCCAAGATTATTTGAT